AGAAACAACTGTTGATAATTACACAGAATGTAATATAATACGTGAGAAATTAATTGCTTTACAAAATTGGGTAAAAGAAGCAGAAAGATTACAAAAAAATGTCAGATAACTATGAAAATGGTAATGGAAATGGAAACACTAAGTCACGTTTCGTTAAATTAACATCTGATATTGAATTACTTAAAACATTATTAAATAAACTTGATAGAAATGTAGATAAATTAGCAGATGCTTCACTAGAAGTAAGTAAATTAATTTCTCAACACGAAGTAAGATTAGAAAATAATGAACAAAAAAGTGAACATTTAAATAGCGAAATACACGATTTAAATATGCGTATAATGGATGTGCATAAAGAAATTAAAGAAGTAAGCCATCATTTATCGAATACAAGCTCGAATAATATTGAGAAATTAGCAAATAAAGTACAGAATATTGAACGTTGGAAATGGTATGCTGGTGGTGCTATTTTAGCTATTGCAATGGGTATGGAATATAAGAGTATATCCCAAATATTATTAAAAATATTTAATTAAGGTACTTTACATACAAGTTAAAATATAGTATAATATACGTTATTATGTTGTTTATTGACATTAAATACGTTGATTTAGTATCTCCAAAATTAAGAAATTTTAAAAAGAAAAACACTTATCTTTGGAACTTTAGTTGTCCAATATGTAAAGATTCTAAACGTAATGTATTAAAAGCAAGAGGGTTTATTTACAAGATTAAGAATAATTTAAACTTCAAATGCCATAATTGCAGTGCTAGTATGGGGTTGAGTAATTTTTTAAAATTTATTGATCCTAAATTAGAAAGTGAATACAATGTTGAAAAATATAAAAGTAATTCTAAAGTTGGAGTCTCTAAAGAACCGATTAAAGACTTCTTTGACCAATTTAAACCAGAAAATGAGAAACAAACTATTTCTGTTCTTCCTAATGCTGAGTGTGTCACCACTCTACAAATTGAACATCCTGTTCGTAAGTACTTATCAAAACGTAAAATACCAACTGAATACCTTGCATCTTTATATTGGGTTAATACATTTAAAAAATGGGTTAATGAAAATATTGCACCAAAATTTGCTTCGATTGAAGAAGATCATCCAAGGTTAATAATACCATTTTACGATAAGAAAAAGAATTTACTTGCAATACAAGGACGTACTTTAGGAAAAGAATTACCAAAGTATTATACAATTAAGACAAACGAGAAGAACGAAAAGATATTTGGTTTAGAAAAGTTAGATGAGAATAAGACTATATATGCTGTTGAAGGACCAATTGATAGTATGTTCTTACCTAATGCTGTTGCTGTTGCAGGTACTTCTTTTGAAAGTAAAAGACTTTTAAAAAATAAAGAACGTGTAATAGTAATAATAGATAATGAACCAAGAAATGTTGAAATTTGTAAATCTATATATAAGTGTATAAACTTAGGATATGGAGTTTGTTTGCTTCCTTCAAATATATCTGGTAAAGATATAAATGAAATAGTTTTAAAACAACCTAAAATAAATATAGTAAATTTAATTAATGAAAATACGTATCGTGGACTAGAAGCAGAACTTGCTTTTAATAAATGGGTACGTTGTAAAATATAGAGGAAATATGAGCGACGATAATAATACAATTGATATAACAAAAATACAAGAACATCAAAAACGCATAGAACACGAACAAAATGTTCTTCTTCAACCTCTTTGGAGATCTGTTATGAATATTAAGACACCAAGACAAGCTATATCTTGTGCTTCAGCAATGATTGTTGCTGGTAAAGATTTGTTAGTCTTAGAGTTAGGAGCAGATGTCGCTAAAAATTTTATTGACAATTTAAATTATAATACTCTTGATCTAGTGACGAGCAAACAAATAGAAATTCAGAATGAACTAGATAAGATAGCAAAAGAAGCTATTTCACCTACAGTAGTGAAAGCTGATTTTACAAAGAAAAAAGAAAAGGAAAAAGAAAATGACAAACAGTAAATTTGATAGAACGATGGCAATATATTCTGCTAATCAAGAAATCGAAAAGAAAGAAAAAGCTTTACTGAGAGCAAGAAAAGAAGTTGAAATAAATGCGAATGGAACTTCTGGATATTCTATTAAAGAAGGAAAGAATGCTGGTAAAGTAGTAGGTCATCTTAAAAAAGAAAAAAATATTATTGAATAGTTAAATGTTGAATTGGTTATTCTATACTATCCCACCAAACAGAAGAATACATTATGGAATTTGTTTATGGTTGTGTTTATGGATTATACCTGAATATTTACTTAAAATACAATTTACAATATTAATGCAATTTATTAATTTTATAACTTATGATATAATGTATTATCAAATGTTAAAGTGGGATAGTATGTTTAGAGACGACGAATAATGCCAGCAAAAGATAAAGAACCTGTAGTTATAGGACATAACGAAGAAACTTTTGAATTCTTTACTAAGTTAGCAAAAGAACACAAAGCTAAAGTATTAATACAAAATGAACTAATGAAGAATGTAAATATTAATAAAATAGATATAACAGAACTTCATGAGATTATAAAAAAAGCACATAATTAGATTTATGAATAAAACATGTTTGCATATTGAAGATAGACAATTAACTATATTTGATGATCTTTATTCAGCAGCAGATAGAGAAAGACTTTACTCTTTTTGTTCAACTAGACACTTCACTACAGATGGAAGCGATACAGCAAGATTAGAATATAAAGGCGATTTTAATTTATACTGTAATCTACTCGCAGGCAATCAATTACAACAATCAAATTTTCTTAACTTAGAAGGAACAAAACAAATACTTTCTATGTTAGATGGATATGAGATTATTCAAGCAAGAGTTAATCTAAGTACACTTCACGATCGTAATCGTTTTCATTGTGATGCTGCAGGTTCAAATGATGTAAGAACTATATTATACTATCCTAATATGACATGGAATATTGAATGGGGTGGCTACACTATGTTCACAAATCAAAATATGAGTAAATTAGAATATTGTTCTTTTTATATTCCTGGAAGAGCAATACTTTTTGATGGAACAATACCACATTGTATCTCATCGCCAAGTCCATCAGCTCCAACTTACAGATTCAGTTTCGTAATTCAATACTACAAATAATAAACTATGACACAAGAACTATATAACGACATACGAGTTGATTATACTCGTGACACTTTATTTGATGAAGCAGGGTTAAAACGTATGAAAGAATCTTATATGAAAGATGATGAAACATCTCCACAACAAAGATTTGCTTTTGTAAGTAAAACGTTTTCTTCAAATAAAGAACACGCTCAAAGACTTTATGATTATTCATCTAAACATTGGCTATCTTATTCTACTCCTATTCTTTCATTTGGAAGAAGTAAAAAAGGTTTGCCAATTTCTTGTTTTTTAAATTACATAGAAGATACAGCTGAAGGATTAGTTAAAAATCTTTCAGAAACTAACTGGTTATCTATGGTTGGTGGTGGAGTTGGTATAGGATTTGGTATAAGATCAGCTGATGATAAATCAACAGGTGTGCTACCACATTTAAAAATATATGATGCAGCAACACTTGCATATAGACAAGGACGAACAAGAAGAGGGTCTTATGCTGCTTATCTTGATATATCTCATCCTGATATAATTGAATTTTTAGAAATAAGAAAGCCAACAGGCGATCAAAATGTTCGTTGCTTAAATATGCATCATGGTATTAATATACCAAATGAGTTTATGGAACTTATTGAAAAATGTATGTTAGATATAGAAGCTGATGATAAATGGGCTTTACGTGATCCACATACACAAGAAGTTAAATCTTATATAAGTGCAAGAGAATTATGGCAACGTGTGTTAGAAATGCGTATGATGACAGGAGAACCATATCTTCATTTTATTGACACATCAAATGAGCATCTTCCAGCATTCTTAAAATCAAAAAATTTAAAAATTCATCAATCAAATCTTTGTTCTGAAATTATACTTCCAACCAGCGTCGAAAGAACTGCTGTGTGTTGTTTATCTTCAGTTAATTTAGAATATTTTGATGAATGGAAGAAAGACGATCAATTTTTAGCAGATATAGCAGAGATGTTAGATAATGTTCTTACATATTTTATATCTCATGCTCCGAATGCTATATCAAGAGCAAAGTACTCAGCTGAAAGAGAAAGAAGTATCGGAGTTGGTGCACTCGGTTTTCATGCTTACCTACAAAGCAAAAATATTCCATGGGAGTCTGCAATGGCAGTATCTGCTAACACTCGAATGTTTATGCATATAAGATCTCAATTAGATAAAGCGAACATTAAACTTGGAAAAGAAAGAGGTGAAGCACCAGATGCAGTTGGCACAGGACAGAGATTTTCTCATGTAATGGCTATTGCACCAAATGCTTCATCTTCTATCATAATGGGAAATACTTCACCATCAATTGAACCATTTAGAGCAAATGTTTATAGACAAGATACTCTTTCTGGAGCGTCTATAAATAAAAATAAACACTTAGATAAGTTAATTAAAAAATATGTTGAGAAAAATGATAAACTTGATTATAATGAAATTTGGTCTAGTATTATAATGAATGATGGTTCAGTTCAACATTTAGAGTTTTTAAAAGAAAATGAAAAAGACACTTTTAAAACAGCTATGGAAATAGATCAACGTTGGGTTATAGAACATGCAGCAATACGTCAAGAATTTATAGACCAAGCACAATCAGTTAATTTATTTTTTAGACCAGACACGGATATTAAATATTTACATGCTTGTCACTTTATGGCTTGGAAAAAAGGTTTAAAAACTTTATACTATTGTCGTAGTGAAAAGATTGGTAAAGCTGACAAAGTTGCAAAGAAAATTGAACGAAGAATTATCGAAGAGATTAAGATAAAAGATTTAACAAAAGAGGATACATGTTTAGCTTGCGAGGGTTAAAAATATGGAGTACTTTAATACTCTTGATGTTATTAACATCATGTATTCCTGCAGGAATAATTGCAGTTAAAAAACTATTACCATCTTCATATGATGATAATGAAATGTTAATGATTTCAAATTTAAGATATGATGTAAGACAAGTGCAATGTACTGGTGATAAATCACAAGAAACTATATTAAAAATTTGGGAAGGAAAAGAAAAACTATATTATTACTCATCAGCAAAAGAAAATGAAGATGTTTTAAAAATGGTAAGACCATTATCTGAAAGCATGAGAGGTCTTTACGAATCTTCTAAATCTGGCAATATGAAAGAACTTTACTGTATCGAAAAAGTAATTAATTTAACAAAACAAGTGGATATTATAGCGAATGCACTTGCAGCGAGGAACAAATAATGACTATAAATGAAGCACTACAGGAAATGCAATTACTAACAACTAGTGAAAATGCATGGTTAAGAGAAAAAGCAAATAAAGTATTAAGATATAATCATCAACATGAAACAGGACAACTATCAACAGCTGAATATACAGATCTATTAAACGATTTGGCTCGTATCGAAGAAATACAAGAAGAAGCAGATGCGATGAAATATAAAGCAGCAATTGAGAAAATAATTACGACTACATTTTCATTACTTAGTTAATATTATGTTTGTATTTAAAAATATAGATAATTGGTTCACTGACGAAGAACGTTTAAATATAAGAAATAAAGTTGAAGATTTAAAATCTGATTGGAAACATATAAAAGATTTTCCTTTAGCAAAATCTGCTAAACTTTTAGCAGCACAAGATCCTGAACTTTATAAGTCAGCTGAAAATCAATATTTTTTAGGTGATGCTACATACGTATTAGAAAATCTAGAACAAAGAAATAAAATTTTATCAGAAAATTTAAATGTTTCATTTTTTGATTTGTATGGAAAAATAATTAGTACAATTAAAGATATAACAGGATTGCCTACTTCTTATTTGTCTGAATATCCACGTCCTGGATTTCATATATTTCGAGGTAAGCAAACACCACATCCTTTTGAATATCATATAGATACTACAATATGCAGATATGATACTAATTATAAACCAGAACAATGTTATTCTTTTTTATCTTTAATTGAATCACCAAACAGTGATCCTGCTGGTTTAGAGTATAAAGATACAAATGATTTTGATGCGTTAAAAGATTATCCTGAAAAAGTAAAACTATATAAATTAAATACTTTTTATTATTGGAAAGGTGATTATTTTCATAGGATGAAAAAGTTTGGTATGAATGAAGGAGAAAGTAGAATTACTTTACAAGGTCATTACGTACTTAAAGATAACAGAGCATATATTTACTGGTAAAATTATGAAACGTTTTTCTTTTGCTGAAATACAAAATTTCTTTTCAGAGGGTGAACGAAACCAAATAGCAAGAAAAGTTTTAGAATTAAAACCACATTGGAAAAAATTACACGACTATAATGTATATAAAAATAGTCTTGAAATGAAATCTGATTATTCTAAAAACCAATATTTACTTGGGGATAGTATATATCCACTTAAACCCAAAGATACGAGTGAGATAAATAAAGAAATTCAAGGAATACTTTTAAAAGAATTTAAAGATTTAATATATAAAAAATTAATTGATAATGTTGGTAAGTGGTTTGAAGTATTCAATTATAAAGAAACCGAATTTTATCCAAATTTACCAATTCCTGGATTTCATATATTTGATGGAAAACAAACTGCTCAGGCATTTGGATGGCATACTGATACGACGCTTTGCTTGTGGGAAGATAATATAGATCCTAAAAGACTGTTTTCTTTTTTATCTCCTATTATGATGCCAGAAAGAGGAGCACACTTAGAGTGGTTAATGCCATCAGGAAAAGAAACTATGATACCATATGAATATGGTACACTTCATATATGGAGTGGTTTAGAACAACATAGAATAGGTCGTCACGCATTAGCAAATTACGAAAAACGAATTACATTACAAGGACATATTTACATTAATCCAAACGGAAAAGTGCAATTATTTTTTTAACTTAACATATAGAGGAACATGAACGTGCCAAAACAATCTGAAACAATTTCTTTAACAAAAGAAAGAAATTATTTTAAACCATTTAATTATCCATGGGCTTATGATGCATGGCTTAAACACGAACAATCACATTGGCTACATACAGAAGTGCCAATGTTAGAAGACGTGAAAGATTGGAAAGGTAAATTAACACCACCACAAAAACATTTTCTTACTAATATTTTTAGATTTTTTACGCAAGGAGATATTGACGTAGCAGGTGGTTATGTAATGAATTATCTTCCATATTTTCCACAACCAGAAGTAAGAATGATGATGTGTGGATTTGCAGCACGTGAAGCACTACACATAGCAGCATATTCTCATTTAATTGAAACATTAGGTTTGCCAGAAGCAACTTATAATGAATTCAACAACTATAAAGAGATGGCAGCAAAGCATAATTACTTTGTAGACCTAGCATCTAAGAGTACAAATAAAACTAGTATTGCTACAAGTATAGCAGCATTCTCAGCATTCACAGAGGGTATGCAGTTATTTTCATCTTTCATTATGTTATTAAATTTTCCAAGACATGGACTTATGAAAGGTATGGGTCAAATAGTCACTTGGTCTATGGTTGATGAAACACAGCATTGTGAAGCAATGATAAGAGTTTTTAGAACCTATATAGAAGAGAATAACGAAATATGGAATGATTCTCTTAAAAAGAAAATATATGATATCGCTGAAAAAATGGTAGAGTTAGAAGATAACTTTATTGATCTAGCTTTTTCAATGGGCGATATGCAAAATTTAAAAAAAGAAGAAGTGAAAGAATATATTCGTTATATATGTGACCGAAGACTTATTTCAATGGGTCTAAAGGGTATTAATAAAAGAAAAACAAATCCACTTCCTTGGGTAGAGGAAATGATGAATGCTCCAATACATGGAAACTTTTTTGAAAATCGTATTACTGATTATGCAAAAGGATCTCTAAAAGGTAATTGGGGTGATGTATGGGGAGCCAAAAAATAATGAAAATACAAACAGTTAAATTTCATTGTATGTCTTGCGAAACAGAGGGTAAAATTTCATTTACTACTCAAGATGATACATTATCTAAGGCAGACATTGCTTATTGTCCAATGTGTGCTCATGATATAACTGAAAATAACGATAATGAGATTGAAGAACAAGAACAAGATGAATAAATATAACTATGACACAATGGTTATACGAAAACAAAGAATTCAATGATCCTTCAAAATATTTCGGATTTATATATTCTATTACAAATCTTTTAAATAATAAAGTTTATATAGGACGAAAATATTTCACTTCTGCTAAAACGAAACAACCACTTAAAGGAAGAGTTAATAAAAGACGTTCAAGAGTAGAAAACGATTGGAAAGAATATTGGGGATCTTCACCTACATTTTTAAAAGAAATAGAAAAAATAGGAAAACAAAATTTTAAAAGAGAAATACTTCGACTTTGTAAAACAAGAGGAGAAGTTAATTATTGGGAAGTAAAGTATATGTTTGAGTTTGATGTATTAAATGCAAAACTTCCTAATGGTGAGAACAAATATTATAATGAAAATATTATGATGAAATTTACAAGAAAAAATATAGGAAAATGATTTTTAAAACTTTTAGATTTCAAGTATTAATTAACAACACAATTCCAGGAATTATAGTCGAGCAACGTGCATTAAACATAGATCAAGCTACAAAGGCAGTACAAGCAATGTATAAAGGTTCTAAAGTAATATTTTATGGTATGTCCGACAGAAAGAATTAAATGAAAACCTTACTATTAATTAACGCATTATTTTTATCAGCTATCGCAGCATTTTATGCGATTACTGGATTAATAGCAATATTCGCAACAGCTGTAATACCAATAGCAATTATGGGTACAGCTTTAGAAACAGCAAAATTAGTAATTGCATCTTGGTTATATAGAAGATGGAATGATATAACAAAAGTAATGAAATATTATTTTAGTGTATCATTAATTGTGCTTATGTTCTTAACGAGTATGGGTATTTTTGGATTTCTAAGTAAAGCACATTTAGATCAAGCAGTGCCAACAGGTGAGGTTTCTTCTAAAGTTTATATATTAGATGATAAAATTAAATATCAAAGAGATTTAATCTCAAGAAACCAAAAAACTATTAAACAATTAGATGATTTAGTTGAACAAAGTATCGGTCGTACTAATGATGAAAAAGGTATTAATGCAGCAACTGAATTAAGACGTAAGCAAGAGGGGCAGAGAAACAAACTAGTTGCTGAAATAGAAAAAGCTCAAAATACAATTAATGCTTTAAATAATGAAAGAGCACCAATTGCTGGACAATTAAGAAAAATAGAAGCAGAAGTTGGTCCGATTAAATATATTGCTGCTTTAATATATGGCGATCAGATAGATGAAACTATACTTGAAAAAGCTGTAAGATTTGTAATTATTATTATTGTATTTGTATTCGATCCATTAGCAGTTATGATGTTAATTGCATGGAATAGAGAAATGGCATTTACTAGTGGTGCTAATCCACCAACTTCAAAAGTCATTTCACCAAATACATCTACAGAATTACCAAAAATTAAACCATTAGCAGAAGTAAAAGAAATAGCTAAAGATATAAAAACTGAAATACATTCTAAACTAAAAGAAACTTTAAATACAGTTAAAGAAAAATTAATTGATGGAAGTTCATATTTAGAACGTAAAAGAAAAGAAAGAGCAAACGATTTATCAAATATAAATACAAATAAGACACCTACTGCATTCTATGAAGTTGATAATGTAGATGTGTACGAAAGAAAATCAGATATAAAAGAAACAATAACAAGACCATTAGATGGAAGACCAGAAGAACCTAAAAATTCTGTAATTCCTAAGAAAGAATAATATGGATAATACAGATATTAAAACAATGTGGCGACCAGCTATTGCTTGGTTGTATATTGCTATTTGTTTTGTTGATTTTATGGTATTTCCAATTTTATGGAATGCAGCACAAATAGCATTTTTAAAAACAATAGTCATTACTCCTTGGGATCCATTAACTTTAAAAGGTGGTGGATTATTTCACATCTCTATGGGTGCGATATTAGGAGTGACAGCTTATGGAAGAACTCAAGAAAAAATTAATGGGGTGACTACTACATCAACAGTGATGACTCCACCATCAGCAAAACCACCTACACCAAATTTTCCAGTTCGTGATTAATATGAAAAAAGAAAATAAAGAAAATAAAAAATATAATTCTCCTGAAGAGTTTATAAAATATCTTACAGAAAAATTAAACCTTTCAAAGAAAACTGAAAACAAACAACTAAAAAAATAAATTATGGCAAAACGTGCATCAAATTATGGAACAAACACTAAGAGAGAATCAAAACCAAAACGTACAAGTATTGGAAATGGTTTTTTTAGTAAATCAATGATGAATAAGCATAAAAGAAGATCTCATAAAGCTTATCGTGGTCAAGGAAGACCTTAAAAAAAGTATTTTTTTATTATGAATAATGTTATGAAATATGTGATTACAGGTCATAGATCTGGTATAGGTAAATCTATATTTGATTACTATTCTAAACAATCTAATGTTTATTGTGTTGGTTATGATTCGTCACATTATCTAGATTTAAACGATTCAAAAGTACACTCAGATTTCATAGATAGTTGTAAAGATGCTTCAGTAATAGTATTAAACGCACACACTGGACAACAACATGTTTCTTTAGAAACTCTTTACAATCTTTATAAACAAGATTTAAAACACATAATCGTAATGGGTTCAATGGTGAGTAAAATATGGAAAACGTCACAAGAAGTTCCAAAAGGATTTGAAAGTTATTGGTCACAAAAAAAATTACTTGATAAATTAATAGAAGAATTATATAATCCAAACAATCCTCTTAAAATTAGTATCATTCGTCCAGCTTGGGTTGATACTCCACTCGCAAAAGAATATTCAGGAAAAAAATTAACAATAGAATCAGTTTTAAATTCAGTAAGATTTATAATTGAGAATAAAGACGCACACATAACAAATATGGAATTACAATGTACGAATTAAGAAATAGTGCTGATGGTGAACTTCCTAAAATAGTCACAAACACTCATCGTTATTGGGTTGAAATGAATGATGGTAAAAAATATTTAGATATTCAATCTGGTAATAGTGCATTTACACTTGGTTATGGTCATAATGAAATAGTAAAAGCAATGGCTGATAAAATTACTTCAGTTGGTTTTATAAGAGGAAACACTGGTGAGAGTGATACAGATACTCAGGAGATGGTTAATTTTGTTTTATCTGAATCAAGAATGTCAGTTATGTCTTGGGCTATTTCTGGAACTTCAGCAGTAGAGTGTGCTATCATGATGAATGATAGTTATTGGAAACAAGTAAATCCAAAAAAACATTTAATTGTATCTTGTTCTCCAGGATATCACGGCACAAGTTATCTCACAAGAGCAATGGCTAGTCCATATACAATTGATTTTCCATCTGACAGATTAAGATGTATTCGAGCACCTAAATGGAACACAATAGAAGAACGTGAATTAGAAGAAGAAAGAGCATTAACAGAATTAGAAAAAAGATTAACTAAATTTGATGATTCTTCGAACGTTGGTGCTTTTATAATGGAAACTTGTCCTTGGATGGATGGAATACTTCCTTATAGTAAAAGATGGTGGGAGGGTGTTAGACATCTTTGTACACAATATAAAATAAATTTTATTACAGATGATGTAGCAGTTTGTTGGGGTAAATCATTATCATATTTTGGATATTCAACAGCAGGGTATAATATTCAACCAGATATTATTGCTTGTGGTAAATCATTATCAGCAGGGTATGCACCAATCGGATTCGCAGCAGGTAATGCTCGCATTGGTGAAATTCTTTCAACGCAAGAATGGGGATGGGGACATACTTGGCAACCTTATATGGCTGGTATTGGTGCAATGAAAAAAGTAAAACAAATTATTCAAGAAAATGGTCTATTCCACACAGCAAAAAGAACAGTTATACGTTTAGATGAAATTGCAAAAGATTTACTCAGTCAAGGGTATTTAAAAAGTTATAGACAACAAGGTTTGTTTTTAGAATTAGATTGTAAAAATCCAACTATTGGAGTAATGGGTAAGCTTGTTCGTTCAGGAATGCTTTCAACTACTCAACAAAACAATTCAGTAAGAATTATAGCAAATTTAATTGCTGATGATGAATATTTTAACGAATTAAAGACTAGATTAAATGATTTTTTTAGTAAAACCTAACCATTTACATACAAGTATTTTTATAGTATAATATACTTATGATTATAGTATCAAATCATATTAATATGTCACATACTGATCCATTTAAAATTGATATGATTGAAAACGATTTAAAAGCTAATAAAATGTCAAAGAACATTGTTCCTTTGTTCGGAAGCATATTTGATATTGAAAAAAAAGGTGCCAAATATTCGCTTGTGAATAAAAACTGGAACAATCGTATTCATGGTAAAGTAATTAGTTATGATCGATCCTCTCCTAATTCTATCTTTTTTGAAATTCAAACAAAATACGTTCCACCAATTTCTTTTTTTGATTATCTAGTTGAAACTAAAAGATATTCAATCGAAGCAACTTATGGCACTGAAAAAACAAACTATGAAGATTTTAATGAGTTTGGATTTGTTGGTGCTTATGATAATGGTGATGATGAGTGTTGGGAAACTACACCACACAATTTAAAAGATAATTTAATACCACCACATTTATTAGTTTTATATAATATAGTATGAGAAAATCTGTAATAGTTAAATCTGCAATTGGTCGCATATATCATGTTGAAGAAAATGATACTTTTTATGGGTCAAGATTAAAGAGTAGTGGATATCAAATAAACAATTTAAGATATTTTAGAACATTAACACCAAACGCAAGAACAATTATTGATGTTGGTGGACATCTAGGAACTAACACAATTGAATATGCTACTTGGGCTAAAAATGTAAAAACTTTTGAACCTACATCATATTTAAGAAAATGGTTGTTAGAGAATATTGAGATTAATAAAAATAATAAAACTAATGGCAAAGGATGGTTTAAATTATCTAAAGCATCTTATGCTCCCATTATAATGACTGGTGATATAGAAGTATTTCCTTATGCGTTAAGTGATAGAGAAGGAGAAGAAACATTAAATACAGTCACTCGTGCTTCTGGTCACAATCATATAGAATTAAACTTTAATGGAAAGAAATTAACAAAAAAAGGTTGGGTTAAAAAACCTGAAAGTAAATCTACAAGAACTATTCAAGAAAAAATACAAACAAAAACATTAGACAGTTTTAATTTTAAAGATGTAGATGGAATTAAAATAGATGTAGAGGGATTAGAATTTCAAGTTATTAAAGGTGCTGTTAATACAATTAAAAAGTATCGTCCAGTTATTCAAACTGAAATACAAATAGGAATGTGTAGACGTGCTGGATATGAAGCTAATGAATTGTGTTCATATTTAACAGATATGGATTATGTACAAACACTTTCTGATGGAACAATTATAAACCCATCAAATGTTTTTAGTGAAGTAAAAGCTAAAATAGATAGATTTTGGATACCAAAAGAAAAATTGAAAAATGATATTAATTGATTATTCACAAGTAGCAATCGCAAATATACTTTCTTTTAAACAAGATGTTCAAAAAGGAAGACCAATGGAAGAAGTATCTAATATTATTCGTCATGCGATACTCTCTACTATTAAATATTATAAGAAGAAATTTTCAGCAGACTATGGTGATTTAGTTATATGTGCTGATGGTAAAGAAGTTTGGAGAAAAGTAGAATTTCCTTTATATAAAGCACATCGTAAGAAAGACAGAGAAGCAGATCCAGTTGATTGGAAACTTATTTTTGAAACTATGTCTGATGTAAGAGAAGATTTAATTAAACATTTTCCTTATAAAGTATTACATATTAATCATGCTGAAGCAGATGATGTAATTGCTACATTAGTGAAAGAAAGACCTTTAGAAAAACATATGATTGTTTCTTCTGATAAAGATTTTAAACAATTACAAAAATACGGAAACGTTGAACAATACTCACCATTACTTAAAAAACAAGTTAATAAATCATCAGTAAGGGAAGCTGAACAATATATAATAGAACATATAGTAAGAGGTGACTCTGGGGATGGTGTTCCGAATATACTTTCACCTGACGATATTTTTAATAAAAATGAAAGACAAAAACCAATCACAAAAAAAATATTAAATAATTTCTTAGAAAAAGGTTTCAATGCTTGTGAAAACGATGAGCAAAAGAAAAACTATTTAAGAAACCAAAAATTAGTATGTCTTGACTCTATACCTAAAAATATAGCAGATGATATACTAAATGCTTATAATAACGTAAAACCAACAGGAGATAAGATGACAATATACAACTATTTAATTGAAAAACGTTGTAGTCTATTGCTCCAAGAAATAGAGGAGTTTTAAACATGGGAAAACGTGTTTATGAAATACTAGAAGAAATAAATAATGATATAACTGCCATTATTAAATACAAAGATAATGCTCAGTTAAAATTAGTTTTACAAAACAACTTTGACAGCAATTTAAAGTGGGATTTACCAGAAACAAATCCACCATTTAAAGCTGCGATTGAGCCACAAGATATGGCTCCATCTAATCTTACTTTGGAAGTAAGAAAGTTTTATATTTTTAGAAGAAAAGATTTAAAACCTGCTCAAAGAGAACAATTGTTTATTCAAATGTTAGAAAGATTAGACGTAAAAGAGCAAAAAATACTTCTTGCTTTAAAGAATCAAAATCTAACATCTTTATATCCAAATATTACGAAAGAATCTGTTTCAACATACATCAATGCTTAAAATAGGCAATATCATAGAAAAAATATCTAATCGCTCATTCCCAGCTGAAATAAGAGTTTGGGATGATGAGAAATTAGTCACAGTGCATCGTTCAACTGAAACTGCACAATTAATTACGACAGAATTTACTTCTTTTAACAATGGTACTTGGGAGAATGAAACATTTAAAATATTCTATCCTAAAGTAGATAGAACTAAAAAAATAGAAACATTAGTCAGAGTTAAAAAGAAGTAGAAATTATATTATGTCAAGTGAAAAAAATATCGTAGGAATACGTCACAAGTTCGCTACAATGCGAAATCAAACTATCCACATAGATATCAATGGTTTTCAATTAAAGACTACAGTTGATAAAGTTGATGAACTTTTTGAATATAACGTAATACGTTATTGTGTTAATTCTGTATTGTATCAACTTGATAGAGCAAGACAAGATGCAATCGATTATAATATGGTACAGCAAATGGGGTTTCCTTGTAAATTTAATAACACAGCAACTATACCAGCAGAAATGTCTGGTCACACTGACCCTCAAAGAGTTTCTATTATTATATTAGTTGATGATGTTGATTCTAAATTACCAGATTATTGCGCAAAAGGAATGACTGGAACATCATGGGATATACATTCAAATCCAGAAGCACCAGAATTTTTAGATTATATTAATTATGTCACTGGAACTATTGATAAACCAGAAGCTGAAATAATAACACTTCACTAAGTCATTGAAATATAATGCTTTTTTATTTTTTATAAGTATTTACTTAACTATTCAAATATAGTAAAATATACCTATAAACAAATAATAAAAAGGAGTATATTATGGGACAAGTGAAAAATTGGATAATGGAAATGGAAGACGATGCATTTGTATTATCTAGAGAAGAATTCGCCAAAAAACATGGTGAAAGACAAGCTAAGGATATATTTGATAAATTACAAGATCCAGAATTTGATCTAAATGACGCACAACAAGCAATGGCTGAAGTTGCTTTAGATTTAGAAATAGCAGCAGAAGAGGGTAGATAATATGTTTCCTCTTAGAGAACCAATTCCTTATGCAACATTTGGTATCGCTGACTACAAATATTCACCACATAGAATTACTTTATTGAAAGTTGTTAATTCAGTTTGGCAAGATTATTTAAGTGGTCACATATGTGATGTGTTTGATACAGAAGATGGTGTTTTTGAAACAATGGCACAACCACATACTGTAAGTGCTGAATTTACAAATAGAATTAAAGCATTCGAAGATGCTGATGATATCTTTAATGATATAAATTATTTAGAAATTAAAGATGATTTAGAAACATTTGTAGATGAAAACAATATAAGTCATAGTCACTAATATGTTTAATGCAATTTTATTAATTGTTCTAATTTGGGGGATTTACTCTCATGTACAAGTACAAAGACGTATAGAAATCCACTTAGAAGAAATAAAATATAATTTAAGAGAAAGAATAAAAAAGTGAAAGAAATCACTATTATTAAAAATAGAAAATCTAAAACTTTTATTTTTAATAAAAATACTTTCTTAAAATTCTTAGATGAAAAAGAATATTTTAGATCTGAAGAATTAGCAAAACAAGTGGTAAAAGAAGTTTGGGCATTAGAAAAAGGTGAAAGTTTTAAAACAATGGGATATATATTTACAACAGAAAATCATATAAATGATTAAACAAATACAAATTGCTAATAATTTTACAAAAACACATTATTATGCTGATGCTTTCGCTGGAGCAGATGATAAAACTAAAATATATTTCGTTAAAGAATATATGTTTTTAAAACTTAGATTTAAAGCAGAAATAAAATATAATAAACAAAAAAATATTACTTTTGTTGAAATAGATCAAATTAATGGCGACTTTACAGATGTTATTATGTTGAAAGGTAATCCACAAGTAGATAATATTAAAGATTGGCTAATAAACAAATGGTAAATAATAACATAATTTTAATAGAAGAATATAAAAAGAAAATAGATCATCAAGAAAAACTTATCGCAGAGCAATCTTTTCAAATAAATGATTTAAAAGATGTAATTGATCGTATGAATGAAGATATAGAAAATTTGACAAGAACTATAAAAAAAATGACATACTTAGATCCTGTTGATAGTATGCCTTTTAAAGATGACGAAAGAGACTAATAAAATGAAAACAAAAACTAAAAAAGCATCTAAAAAATGGAAATTAGATGGTTTCTATTTTGATGGAAAAGATCATTTTGATTTATATAAAGATCAAAATGGTAATGTAAAGCGTGTTAAACAAAAGAAAAAATTAAAAGTTTGCTAAAGGCAATGCAAAAAGAACAAATTAGATGGTATGAACGTTCATCTCATTTTAGACATTTAAATCCAAATGAGTTAGAAGAATGCTTACACAAATTAAAAAATTCTAATTTAAAACAAACTGATAAAGACTCTATGTATATGTGCCTTTATAATTTAAGAGATTTAGGAATGGTTGCAAGTTTTAACCATGAATTAAAAGAAAATTTCTTTGTTTATTGTGAACAAATTGGTATAGATATTGAAAAATATAAAAGATCAGAAGATAAGAGAGTAATGACTTCTTCTTTTGCTGGTGTAATATGGGATAAAATTGTTAAATTAATAAATGCTAATGAAGCAGATTCTTCTAAGAGAGTTAAAGGTATAAAGAAATTAGTTCTTTTTCGTTTATTACAAAAAGAATTACCAGATGTTGATAAAAAACATATTCATAAGACTGTAAAAAGTAATATCAAATTAGGTGCTTTAGAATATCATCAACAATCAAAATCAAGTAAATTGATTCGTAAAGGACAATATTGGAACACATATGTTAAAGTCAATAAGTAATTTTAATTGGGAAGAATTTTCAACACGTAATAATTTATATTTTCGTGTTGCTTATTATATTTTTGTACATATATTAGCATTACTTGCATTTAAATATGCCACATTAACTACATTCTTTACATTTATATTATTCTGGTGGTTTGGTGCTTGGGCTGTATCAGGTTATACACATAGAACACTATCACATAAATCTATTATAGTTAAGAATAAATATTTGGAACATTTAAGTAATATATTTGCCATATATTCAGGAATAGGTACACCTTTGGGGTGGGCAGCATTACATCGTATGCATCACACTCATCTTGATACTGAATTAGATCCACATAGTCCGCATCGTATAGGATTCTGGCGATCGTATTTACATTTATGGGATTGGCGAAAAGAAGATGTTCCTGTAAAATTTGCAGCAGGATTATTTCGTAATCGTATTGCTGTTTATTATCATAATCGTGCTATACCTACTTTATTATTATTTTGGTTTGGTTTATTCATCACATCAGAATTTTTAAAAGTGAATTTGGGAATATTAGGTGGCTTAGAAGTTTGTATTGGTGCAGCATTAGCTGTAGTTGCAGGTTTGCATGGAATGGGTGTGACGAATGCAGTAAGTCATAGTCACGAAACACCAAAACAAGTTGTGTCGCTTGATCCAATCGCAGGTGCATTCATTAATTGGGGCGAAGGAAATCATGAATATCATCATGCAAAACCAATGGATTATAGTTTTGGTAATGGTGTATCAGATCCTGTTGCAAGAACTGCCGAATTATTTGAAAAATTAAACTTAGTTCAAATTAACAGAAACGAAACGAGTGAATTAAATGGATAAAACGTTATATAAAACTTTTGTGTTTTTTGCTACAATAACAATTGTGGCATTTTTTTTAATTTCTTGTACAAGTACTCCAACGGAAATTAATAAACCGATGCAAAACGTTGTAGATGTATTTAAAAGTATAACAATACCAAAACCATAATCTATTTTATTCACTCGTAGTTCAATGGATAGAATACCAGTCTACGAAACTGGGGGTTGCAAGTTCGAGTCTTGCCGAGTGAGCCAAATGATAACTAAATATATTATATGAATTTTGTTGTAAATTTACCACATATACAATGCTGGATTAAAAAAGAGTTTCTCTATGACTTTAAAAAAGGTTTCGGAGAATATGTTCCATGTACTTGGGTGACTCTTAAATCTATTCCACGCAGAGCATTCTACATTGAGAGTTATTTACCAGAGTATGGAGCACTCTATGATAAACTTCCTATAAGTGCTTATGTTTGGAAAACAGATATTGACTTAAATAAACAACTTCCTTTAGATTTTTTACAACTATGGGATGGTTTTAGTTATCACATTACATTAATAGAAAAACAATACCTACAACATTCTCGTGTTGAAGTCATATTAAGAGATGGTTCACGTATGGGTGGCGAATATCTATTCACAATAGATAGTGCTCATGCTGATCCAAATATTCCAAACGTCACTGAGTCAGAAGTTCCTACAGAACATAAATCACATAACATTGGTAAATTAGATAATGGGCAATGGTTTGCTCAACCAAATAATCGTATGCTTTTCTTTGAATCAAGTGCAGTTAAATCTAAAGGATTAAGTGTTCCTGACTTTAAAGTAAGTTCAAGATATTATCATTGTGAACAAAATCCAAAATGGGTATTTGGAGACTCAGATGAGTATTTTTACCCATCATATGAAGTAAATAAGAAGCCTGAAAAGGAATAAACCATGTTATTTAACGATTCAGTAATTAATCATAAAGCACTGGACTATAAATTATGTCCTCTTCCTTTAAATGCTGATGGGATGAAGTGGATGGATGAACAAACATTCCAAAAACAAACTAAATTATGGGTACCTATTAAATATCATAATCATGCATTTTTAAAATGGACTAAGATGATCGGCTTGAGTATTACAGATATAGAATTGTTTTATAATCCACCAAATCATTCAATGCCAGTTCATATTGATGGAAATAATCTTCATGATGAATTTAAATTAAATTATGCTTTTAATCCAATTGGAAATAGTTTAATGAATTGGTTTAAACCAAAGTCAAATACAAAGGCAAAAACCGAAGGAGTAATGTATGAAAATCAATCTGAAAGAGATATTAACACAGCAGATTTATATTGGTATCCTGATGAAGTTGATTTAATTGAAAGCCACGATATTAAAGTTTCAATAGTTCAAGTTGGGCAACCACACAATGTTGCTACTACTCATTCATCTCGTAAATGTTTATCTTGCGTGTTTGATAAAATATTAAGTTCAGGATACACCACAAATGATCAAATTATATTAAATGAAGAATTAAGTAAGATAGCATTTGATAGAGATAAAGCAGTTAAAAGTGGAATATTACAAGATGTTGTACCAATGTGGGATGCTGTAAATTTATTTAAAAGGTTTATTATATGAGTAAAGAAACAATTATAGAAACTGCAGCAAATACAGTTTATTGTGATGGTTATGATCCTAATTTAGAAGATGATACTCATCCGAGAGTATTTTATACATTAAAAGAATATAAAGATGGTGAAACAAAAGCTGTTTGTTTTTATTGTGGTACAATTTTTAAAAAAATATGAAAAA